GCTACTCTCTCAGTAGCGACTTCCGTGGCGATCCAGCAATGTTGCTGGCTCACACCAGGACCTTAAGGAGGTATAACTGTGCGTGATGGACCTAAAACCAAAAGTTACACTGATAGTGTACATGGTTACTTGTTAAACCAACGTTTTAAGACAGATGGTACATCGTCGAAATTAGTTCGACGATCCCAAGTGGCTTATAACAATGAAGTAACAGGTGAGTCTAACCCCATGTGGCGTGAAGATATCAAAAATGGCAGCAATGCTACAACAACCTTGAATGGTTGGCGTACGCATTTGATGCCGTTAAAGATCAATGTTCACGAGTACATGGCGGCTAACTTTAAGCCCAATCCTGCACAGGTCTATCCAACAGGAGGAAGTACGCGTGGGGCTTATGCTTATAAGCCTTATTACGCCGCTTCCGACTATACGATAGAAAATCTACCTTGGTCTAAGGCCGATAATCTGGCTAAAGCTAACTTCATCAAGAAAGTCCGGCAAACACAAACCTCTTTTCAGGGGGGCGTGTTTCTCGGAGAACTTTCTGAAGCGATGCTTCAAATCAGGAGCCCGGTACGTAGTCTCCGAAAGGGAGTGAGTAATTATCTCGACGCTGTAAAAACTAGAGCGAAGAGTGCTCGCAGAATTCCTAATCGTAAGAAAAGGAATTCATCCCTAAGGGAGATGGTATCGGACACTTGGCTAGAGTACTCTTTCGGGTGGTCTCCCCTTTTGAACGACATCGAAGATGGTGCTCGCACCATTGCCGACGCAATTCATCGGGAGGATATCACGCGTAAGATGGTGGTTGGTTACGGTGAAGATAAGATAATGGTTAGAAATCAATCTAACGAAGTATCTATCTCTGCCGGAACTCTTCCATTCATCTCCATGAGCCTTCGTTATTACACGAAAGCTCAGGTGAAGTACTATGGCCTTGTTGGAGTAAACACCTATAGCGCAGCAAATTTACAGCGTATCGGGTTTTCCCGTAACGATGTATTGCCTACGCTTTGGGAATTGGTGCCTTACTCCTTCCTGGTTGATTATTTTGTCAATGTTGACGATATAATTGATGCAGCTAGTCTCACTGATAGTGGGATTATGTGGACAAGTAGAACGATTCGGTTGTCTAACGAGGTCGAGGCTTACGCCCCGGTCACTCACTTGACAACTTCGTCGAGCTACCAGATCACAGGCACTGCATCAGCCAGCTCAGGTATCTTTTACAAAAGAACCAGTATTTCCAGATCCCGATATTTTGGGAGCTTGGTGCCTAGTCTGCAATTTTCCTTGCCGACTAGCCCCAAGAAGCTGCTTAATATAGCTGCTCTCTGGGCTACTAGTAATTCTGTTTCAAGATACATCCGAGGTGATTAGGAAATCCTTCCTTTTCACCGTTTAACCAAAAAACATTGGAGTTATTTCCATGCCTTTTGATCCAACTAGCCCCGTAGTAGGGGCGTCGGTCCCTGACTTTACGTCGCCGACCTACACCTTGACAGCCGACTCCGGAGCGCCCAATGGGCATTCCGAACAGTATGCTGTCACTGCCAAAGGTGGTACGCAAGGTGCTCAGGTAACTTTGCACTCTGCGTCTTCACCTTTCACCGTGACGATGGAAAGACCGGCCCAGTTTAAACAACTGGGTGCTGCTAATCCATCTACCGGTGTTATCAGTTCTGTTCCACGGAACACCTACACTATTCGCCTTCGTAAAGGCGTTACTGTAGGTACGTTCAATCCGAAGGTTACTGCCCTCATTGATTGCAAGTTTGCAATCCCTGCTGGCGCTGACCTAACGGATACGGACAATCTCCGTGCAATGGTAAGTTGCTTCATCGGCGTTCTCAGTGAGAATTCCGATGACATCGTAGAAACTTTAGAAACCGGAATCCTCTAATGGGTTCTCCCTCTAAACAAAGGAGAATACCAGATGAGATTCAGGAACTATTGTTTCTTGGTGACGGTTTCGGCTGTGATAGTTGGGTGTGGACCTGTGGACTTTACCGTTGAAGGTGAAGCTCACTCGACCATACCTGACTGCACAGTTGGTGGCTCTGTAGAGTGCGGCGATTCGCCGCAACCTGTTGAACCCGCTAAACCGTAGCAATTACTGGCAATTAAATGCCCTAACTGATAAGGAAAAGGATAGGTTATGACAATGTCACACCTTGCTCTTTACACTGACCTTCTAAAGGACTTATCAGACGCATGCCCTAGTTTCAATGCTTCTTCGGTAGAAGAAGTAGAGTTGCTAGAGCCATGGCCTGATATGACCACTCAGGAGTTCGCTGTGCTGCAGTTGGCAAAGTCGTTCCTCAAAAAGTTTGAGGATCGTACAAGTACCGACTGTGACAAAGCTGCTCTTGATACTTTCTTACAAAGTAATATGCGATGTAAGGATTGGTCATTAGATGTATCAACTATGGAGGACGAATTGCTGGTGGGTCTCTTTGAACAAGAGATACACCGGTTTTTCAACCCCTCGTTGATGAACCCGCTCTTTGACACGTATAATGAAATTCTTTGTTTCATGGATACAGGTCCTGGAGCTGCTGTACATGCTCGCGGTAATGACTTCTACACGAAGTTATTTTCCTCGAAATTGTCCAGTACATCTAAAGCACTTTATCGATGCTATCGAAACTATATCTCCCGCTTTCCAGCGTGGTCTGAAGGTGAAGACCTTCGTTTAGACCATTATGGTGAAGTCGATATAGTTGAAGGTAACCGTCTTTCTTTTGTTCCTAAGAATGACAAAACTTCTCGAGTGATCTGCATAGAGCCCAGTCTGAATGTTTTATTTCAGAAAGGGATCTGTGAGATTCTGACTAGGAGGATTAATCGGTACTTCGGTATCGATCTATCCAATCAGCCAGACATTAATCGAGACATGGCCAAATCCGGTTCCGTGGGAGATCATCTATCAACGATAGATCTCTCTGCGGCATCGGATAGTGTTAGCATTGGGATGATTCGTAAATTTCTTCCCAGGAGCATATGCTCTTGGTTAGAGATCACGAGATCGCCCTTCGTTAACCTCCCCAATGGGGAGTGCCATGAGCTGCATATGATATCGTCTATGGGGAATGCTTTTACTTTCCCTTTAGAAACGATCATATTCAGCTGTATTGTCTCAGCATGCTACCAAGCGGGAGGAATCCCGCTTCGTAAGAACAAGGTCTCTAAGAAATTAGGTACCTTGTCTCCTGGTAACTTCGCAGTTTTCGGCGATGACATAATCGTCGACAGTAGGGTATACCGAAAGGTCATACGACTGCTGCAGCTGCTTGGTTTTCAGGCCAATGCTGATAAGTCCTTTAAAGAAGGACCATTCCGTGAGTCCTGTGGCGGTGACTTTTTTAATGGGTCACCTGTTCGAGGGATTTATATCAAATCTCTCAAACAACCACAGAACCGCTACGTCGCTATTAATCGTCTCAACGAGTGGAGCGCACAGCATAACATAATGCTAAGGCGTACCGTTCGTAGACTCCTAAAAACGGTTCGGTACATACCGATCCCGCTTTATGAGAATGACGATGCAGGAGTGAAGGTTCCGTACTCTTTGCTTGATATGTCTAAACTCGGGCATCAACAAGGTAATATTCTTTACCGACGTTGGTGTACCGAGCCTAAGCGTATTAGGCTTGGAGATGGAGTCATCACTACACCGCGGAAAGCGAAGTCTAGGATGTATAATCCTGGAGGTTTGCTTACTGCGGCCCTGCGTGGCGATGTAAGGAACTATACCATTGGGATCAGGCTTGGTCCCGCGCGGTATAGAACAAAAGAGGCAATAAGTCCCTATTGGGACTATATGCCAACGGTCGCTGGTGCTTGCACCAGTGATTATCGGAGGCGCCTAGTAAGCGCCATTTGGCTCAATAATTTGAGCTAAATCC